CCCAACTAGGCTTTATCTCTTTTGAGATCATCGTATGTTGCCACTTAGTGACGACATCAGATTGTCTTGTAGCAGTAGCGTATCCAAGTACACCGATATTATCGGAAACTTGGGACAAGATACCCACAGTTAACCTCTCCGGATCAATCTCTGAGATTGCTCTCAGAACCGGCGGAAGTTGATCGTGGATCTTCTTGATCTGAAGTTTGGCCTGGAAGACCAAACTCTCAACAATTTGTTGAGAACCTGGAACTAAAGAGACAAAGTTAAACTTTGAACTCAGTAGGACCGTATTCGGACCAAGAAATGCTGGAATTTTAGGTAGTTCTAAAGATGTAGAAAAGCCACTGACTCTCTCAAGTCTTGACTTTCCTTCAGGGTTATACCCGGCTCCACCAAATTCTTCAGGTAATCTTGCGATTACACTGGCGAACTTCTGGAACTTCTTAGGAACTATTGATGGTACCTCTCTCCCTAAAGTCTTCACAATATGCACATATGCGTATGGGTCCACAAGCGAGTTAGGAAACTTAACTGGTTTAATAACCGAGTTAGGTGTAACTAAAAAGCCTGCAAACTCTGCATATAGCGTATCCATGATACACTTATGATGGGAAATAGGTACTCCAATCATCCTCATCACTTGTAGGTATTTCTTTGCAACAGTTTCATTAGAGATGATTAAATCATCCCCAACGATTCTGTACTCATCCTTATCAGCACCTAGGTGCTTAACCAAAAGGTTATGGGTTAACCCAAATAAAGAAAAGCTACCATACAAACCCATTGGTTGACCCTTAGTATAACTAAGGACCTCGCCAAAATGTGTTTGCCATGGTGACCTACAAACTCTAGTAAACTCTGATACCCTGGTATAACCAAGGCCCTTAAGTACAGCAAGCTGTAACTCAAGAGGGAAATTATCAGTAGCAGAACTTAGATCAATACTGAACATCTTGCACCCAGAAGCCAACTTGTCTTTTGCCCAATGGGCACCAGACAACTGGTCATGAGTACAATCAGTCTGTAAAGATTTAAGTATCTTATCTAGAGCCTTGTGAAGAGGCCTAAAAGCAACTTGTACACCAGCAGAAGGTACTGCGATAACCCTAGCCTTGTACCCTCTCTCCTGAATCACACTAATATTACCAACAGGTCTTATTAGGGGATCAGTGTGAGAGTTCACATTTGGTATGCCCATATCCCTAAGGATATTTGCAACCGGACTAGGTGCTATGCAGTCAGTAAGGAAACTCGCCACCCAAGGGTGACTAGTCTTGGATATCCTACCAGGCATAAATGCCTTTGAGGTTGTCCATCCTGCGAAGCTAAATTCTTCGTGGTAATTCTTTTGGAATAACCTACTGAAACCTTTTGCTCTTGACTCTAACTGTGAAGCTAAGCGCTGAACGTAACTATAATCTTCCCATAAGGGTTGACCATTGATATGTTCAACTAAGCCTTTCTTCTGAGTATTAGTCAGTTTTGGAGACACAAAGCTTGTAGCATAATTTAGAACAGATAATACC